TTTGTTTATCATATGATATTTTTAATTTTTTATCTTTATTAAGTTTAAAATCATTTTTATTTTGTCTTTTATAGAATAAAACATTCTTTATTTCTTTTATTTTTACATGATTATATACGCGTTCTAATAATTCAATATCTGCTGCTATAATCCAATCTTTATATCCTCCCACTAACTCAACAACATGTTTATTAAGTAAAAATATTCCATTATTAAACCAGAATTTATTATTGACTTTATTTGTAATTTCTTCATCAAAATCTTGATAATCAAATTTAACTATATCATACTCATCTGTGTATTTTAATATTTCTTCAATCATTTCCGGTTTCATGATATCATCACCCATAAATGGAAGAATAATATCATATTTAACCATATCTAAAAGTGTGTTCAAAGTAACAAAAGTTCCTTTGTGTTTAGTTGTATGATAAATTTGAATATTTCTATAGTTATCTTTAATTCTATACAACTTTTCTGATGTGTTCTTACAGTCGTCAACACCTATTATAATTTCAAAATTATTATTATTAACAAACCAAGATTGTTTTTCAATTGAGTTTAAGCATTCCTCAATATGATCTTCTATTTTATATGCATAGATGATTATACTTATTGGTTTTTTAGGTGGTAATTTGACCGGTAGTTCAGAAACACGTGTATGTTTAGATTTTAAAGATTGCCGGTTAATTTCTTCTTTTATTGCAAGGAATCTTTTTTCTTGATCATTTAAGCCCATGATTATTTGATGTATAAATTGTTATTATTTTATATATTATTAAATTTTAAAGTCCAATTAAAACATTTGTTGAAGTTGCTGAACTTTTAGTACTTTCAATTAATCCCAAATTAACTCCAGGTGTAGCTGGCAATTTTAAATCAATCGCACTCGCTAAAGAATTTAAGATCGCCCACAGTGGCTCGCCGAGTACAGCGTGTTGATATGGGGGATTCCCGATTTTTGTAGCTGAATTACCTTTCACAACAACCTCTTCAGCGACAACTTCAACTTTACTTGCAGCAGTTATATTAACATCATTTTTAGTAGTGATATTAAGTACATCACCATCCATTTGAATTATAGATTCATTGTTAGGCGTACGTAATGTAATAAGTGTATCAGGTGTTATTTGAATCACAGATTCTCTATAAAAAATTTGAAATCCACTTATAGGTTGATAAATAATTGTAAGTTCTTCTACAGGATCATATAAAAGAACATGTGTTCCCTGATAATCATCTTTTATTCTTTTTATTAAGTCATTGTCTACGTTTTGAATCGCTGTATACTCTGGCGCATATATATCACCATTATTAAACTGAACTCTGACAAAATGACCCACTTTAGGAACAGATATAGATCCTGCACCGTTTCCGGCAAATATGGGTGAATTAATTGGTACAGCCCAAGGTAAGTGTTCATCTTTGATATTATCCATTAATCCAAGAACTTTTATCTGGCATCTTCCTGAAAATGTAGGATCTTTGGAATTAACAACAACACCTATCCATGAATTTTCACTATAATCATGATCAACAAAATTAATATCTGATGTATATTCGTTCATATTTTATTATTTTTTCTTTCTTTAGCGATATGATCTTTAAGAATTTTAACTACTTCAGCATGTTTATATCTACTTGCCCATTGTAAAGCCCAATCATTATTAGCATGTACATCTGCACCTGCAGCTAACAAGACTTTAACCACTTCAGTGTGTCCATTCCCACTTGCCCATTGTAAAGCACGATCATCATAAGTATGTACATCTGCACCTGCAGCTAACAAGACTTTAACCACTTCAGTGTGTCCATTATTACTTGCCAATCGTAAAGCACGATCATAACTAGCATGTACATCTGCACCTGCAGCTAATAAGTATTCAACAAAATCTAGTTTTCCATATCCAGCACAATATACTAAGGCATGATTTTTATCGATAAATGGTGCATTTACAGATTCCATCCATAACTTTATCTGGTGCATCATACCAATGTTCATATCAACTATAGGATCTGAATCTTCAGTGAACTTCTCGTTTATCCACTTTTTATATGATTTAAAATTATTCATTTTGAAAATAATTCTTGTGTTGTTGCTTTACTTACAGCTGTACCATCTAAACTGCCTGTTTGCTCTAATTTACTTGTAGTTGCTTTACTTACAGGTGGTTGCTCTAATTCTGTAGTTAATTGTTTTGATAAAATACTTGAAGGTGTAGCTTCTATGATGTTACCTACTTCTATTGTTCTAGTTTTTACACCAGGAGTATTTCCCTTTATTATTTGTGTAGTTTCTAATGTTGATAATTTACTACTTGGTGCTGTTTGTTTTATTCCTGATTCTGATTCTAACGTTGACAATTTGCTACTTGGCGCTGTTTGTTTTATTCCTGATTCTGATTCTAAAGGAATATTAACTTTTGCATTAACTTCTTTCATAGCACCTGTAGGATCTAATGATGAAATTCTGTTACTTGGTTTTTCAGTTGGAATTGTATTAGAAGATTGTTGTAAATCACTCAACAACCCACTTGATTTTACTTGTTTCATACCTCCCTCTGCATTATCTGATAAATGACTTGATGGCGCAACATCTTCAGTAAAAGGTTCTTGACTTGTGTTTCCAGGTAATCTGCTTGATGGTGCATCACCTCTAACAGGACCGCCAGTAACAAAATTATCTGACAAACTACTTGATGGAAGTACACTTCTATCAATAGCATCAGGTTGAACATTTCCTTGTAAATTAGATGATGGAACTGCTCCTCTATTAAGTCCACCTGTTTCAACATCATTTGATAAATTACTTGATGCTTTTCCCATTTTAAGTTCTCCTCCACTAATAACTTGCTCTGTCAAATTAGATGATGGTGCAATACCTCTTTCTAATCCTCCATTTTCCATTGTATCAGATAAATTACTTGAAGCCTTTCCTGTAACAAGATTAGGTTCTTGATTTATAGTTCCAGATACTGCATTAGGTACAACTTTTGGCAATGCTGCATCTTGTAATTTAGCAGTTTTGGATGATTGTTGTTTAACATTTGTTTTATATTGATCAGCGCCTTGAAGATTTTTCTTAATATTAACTTCACCTTGTGATACAAGATCTGTTGCTAATGAATAATCCTTTATTTTTTCCCAAATTCCTCTATCTGATAATGCTACATTGGCAGCTTCTTGCAACATTATAGTATCGTTATCAGTTGCTTTAGACTGTGTAAGAGTCACTAAAAATTGTTTGAATGTACCATCAATTATCTCTTGACTTAACAGTTCTGAAGGCATAACATGTTCACTGGCAACCGTTGTCATTGATTTTCTAACTAATCCAAGAGCTCCAACAATATCTTTTGTTTCTAACGCTGTAGTTATTTCTGTAAATGAAAAACCTAACTCAGGAATAGGAGTAATTTTTCCTTTATCGATAAATTTTTTCGCGAGATTTGTAACAAATGCCTTTCCTGTATCTATTGCATTTCCAATCCAAGTTTCAGGTTGAGCTGCATCAAAATCAAGTTTTTCTAATTTCCCGGTTTTAGTATTAAATATAACATCTGCAGTTAGCGCAATATCTTTTGTTGTATCTTTATTTTCTCTTTCAACAAACGGAGTTCCAGATACATGTGTTTTAGATACATTTCCATCTCTATTTTGTGCAATTTGTAATGTTGCTGGATAAATATTTGTTATATTACTATTTTCTTCTCCGCGAACTACATTAAGTTCTTCTTCTTTCGTTCTATTAACAGCATTTAATCGTCTATCATTTAAAAATCTATATTTAAATACTGGATATATTTGAGTTTCTTTAATATTACCTACCTTTATACCAAATTTAAGAGCACCTTGAATTGGATCATTATTTACTGTTAAATTAGTTAAATGATCAAAGTTAATATCACTAATATCAAATTCACACATTTCACATGTAATTTCCCAAGTAGGGAGTATATCATCAAGAATAGTTAAAATTAATGGTGTTTTTTCTCTATTAATATTACCCGCAGGTTCAAAAGTTCCATACGCATTTGCTGTACCATTAATTTTAGGTATGTGAAATGTTCTAAATTCTGATAAATAGATTTTAAGAGTAAAATATCTCATCATATCAGGAAGAATCCACCGTTGATAAACATCATCCCATACAATTTTTCTATAAAGATTCATTAAATAACTCATTCGTAAATCTAATCCTTCTAAACATGTTACAATTATTTTTTTATCACTTAATACTCTTTGCCCTTTAGTTGGATCTATTTTTATAATTTCTGTTACACCATCTATTGCTTGAAAATAATATTGATAATTATTTTCTAATTCTCTAAATTTATCAATGAATTCTTCTAACATTGCAGCTCTTACTGGTTCATTTGCATCTTGTAAATATTTAATAGCAGAATATGTTATAAAATCTTCAATAACTAAATTTTCTTGATTAGCAATTTGCCCGCCTAATCCAGTGTTTTTTCCTGTAACTTTTGCGGGATAAAATAACGGGTGAGGCATAACATCATATGATGCCTGATTATTTGCGAAATTATAATTCTCATCATTATTGTAAGAAAAAACTAATCTAAAAGAAAAATATGTTGGTTCATCAAATCTTTTTCTTATAGAAAAATCTTTTGGAATATCATTAATATTTGAATAAGAAAGTATTTTTCTAAATTGATTATAAATATTCCCGGGTGGATTATAAGTATTACTCATGTTTTTATCTAAATTTTATTTATACTGTCTGTGTTGTTTGTGCTTTTTGTATAGGTTGTATAGGTATAGGAGGCGGCCATTCTCTTCTTGTTAAAATAAATTCTTGTGTAAATGAACTTAAAATTGATTTTCTATTTGAACTTTTCCAATTTAATGTAAACCCTTTAACAAAATACCATCCACTATAAAATAAATCAATTGTATCTTTAAATCCTGTATCAATATTTATTTTCATATTTTCTATAGTATCTAATTTAAATAACACTACAGGTACTTTATCTCCCTTAATTATATTAAAGTTATGTCCATCTACTTGTATATGTAAATTTAACTTATCAAGTTCTTTATTATTAATTAAATTCTGAACTTTTGCAACTTGATAATTTTTATGATGATTACCATCCCATTTTAAATTATCATCATCAGGATTACTAATTGTATATTGAACCCCCAACCAAGGAAATTTTTCATATATCATAGTATAAGGGTAATTTGCTCGTTTTAAATCTTTATCATTTGCAGATACATCTGTAGTACGACCTCTTAACACAATCATTCTATTAAGTTTATTTGTATCATAAGTAGGTTCTTTTGTTACTGCCCAATATTTTGTAGCCTTTGAGTTTGCATAAACATTTTTATTATGTTCAAATAATTCGCATGTCATCTTTGTTCCAATTTGAAATGTTATATTAGAAGATTTATTTATCGGCCACCATGCATATATATAAAAAGCAGTGGTTCTATCACCTGCATAATTTGAAAACACTTTAGCTACTGGTGTTGCATCTTCTTCTTTAACTTTAATACCATAATTCCAGTTTTTATCTATATTTGTTGGTAAAGCAGCAATATCTATTTCAGATTCTAATGACATTAATTGTTTATTTACATTTATGAAATTTAAATTATAATAAATATCTATCCAACATGTGTAAAAAGATGTTTCATCTTTCCATGCTCTATTAATCACATTATTTATATAGATATCACCAGCAATATTTGCTTTTAACCATATTTGTTTATCGTCGGTGTTATTTTCATTACTAGAAAATCCTAATCCATATCTTTTAGCAAAATCTTGAAGTGCTTCAAATGATGTTCCTTCAAATGAAAAATCATTTTTTTGACTTTTTAAACCCGGAATAAAAAGTTCTCCATAAAATGTCATTACTACAGGAGTTCTCATTTCAGTTAAATTAGAAAGTACATGTACTCCTGTTATGACATAATCATTTTTAATTATTTTTAATAAATCACTTTGATTACGTATTACTAATGAAATTATATCTCCATCCTTAGCCATTTCTTTAGCTAAAAACATTTGATCTAAAAAATTAACTGTTAATGTAATTTTAGGTAAAAAATCAGTACAATCAAGAGTCATACTTACAATTTCATCTCTGTTAAAAATATAATCATTTATTTTTATTAAAGGAATTTCTATACTTATTGTATCTATAGTTTGTTGAGTTTTGTCAGGATTACCCGGATTTTCTTCTGTAAAAGATATTTCATCTCTTTCAATAGTTGGTTTAATAGCAGTTTGAAGAATTTGATATTTTATTCCATTTGTTTCTGACGCTTGTTTTATATTAGTTGTAGTATTTGTTGGTGGTGTAATAACATTTATAGGTTTTGAGGATGTTGTTGTAACGATACGTGTTTGATAAGTTTCAGTAACTGGTGAAATAAGAGATTCTGAAGTTGTTTTTGGTTTTTCTGTTTGTGTTTTAGCATCATCAATAGGATCTACAATAGAGACAAAAGAGGTTTTAACTGACATATTTGCTATACCAAAATAATCGTTTTGTAAATCTAATATAGCATTATTCTTTATAACATCATCAGAAAATTCTGACAGATTACTTTTTTGATATATCTTTACATTGTTATTGTAAACTGTAATCTCTTTAAAAATTCCTTGTGGTTTTATTTCATATTCATAATTAAATGTTGCCATTATACTTTACTCTTTATTACGTTAGTTATAAACTCACTAGATGTCATTCCATTTTGTAAACATGTTGCAACGCTTTCTCCAAAATACACTCTTCCATTCCTATGTGTTATTTGTGTTTCACCCTCTTGAGCCATATTTGGAGGAAGTGCACCTTCTTCAGCACCACCCACAATTTGTCTATTTTGAAAAACTGTATTTACTTTAGGTATTTTTAACGGATCAATATATTTATACGTATCTCTAATAAGTTTTGCCCCATCAATATTTGTACCTTTTTGTGCTGATATCATAGTTTGTACAGAATCTAAATTTGGTATTAAAATTAAATCCCCCTCTTTAATTGAAAAGGGATTTGAGATACCATTATACTTTAATATTATTTCAGCATATATTGAGTTATTATAAACTGCTGCTGATATTAAATCGGGTCTCATTGCAAAATCTTTAGAAACTTTATAAATGTTATATTTAACATAATTTGGACTAGTTAAATCAAACATAGAAGAGGTTAAATCTTTAATATCAGTACCATCAGGTTTTGTGAAAATGGGTTTTTTATCTATACTATTTAAAAACATAATAATATAATTATTTTTATTATAATAAAGCTTTTTGAGCAAGCCAATCAGCTGTTCTATATGCAGTTCTAAGTATTTCATTATTTAGTCGCGGTGTAATTTCAGAATTTTCTGAAAATCCAACATGAAAATGTGTTCTATCCCATATACTTACTTGCCCATGTAATTGATTAGGAGAACCTTTAATATCTTTTGGACTAACAAATCTCTTATCTTGTCCTGGAGTATAAATTATACCCATTGTCCCACCTGGCATAGTTCCAACTGCTGTATTTGGTTTAGTTGTTATATCAACAACAGATTGATAATCAGCAGATCCAAGAAATCCATCGGGAAGATTGTATATTCTACCCATCCCTCTATTAAATATAGATTCAATAGCATCTCTATCTCTTGCCATTGCATGTTTTAAATTAACAGTTATTTTTATTTCAGTCGGGAAATCATCAGGACCAAGTTCTTCATTAAACTCTACTACTATATTATCACATATTAAATTTCCTATCATAGCAATTGGATTTAAAGGATTTCCAATTGTAAGATGCCATTCACCTACAGGTTGACCAGTTAAAATAGATTTTAAACCCTGAAGATACGCAATTTGTCCGGATGTTTTTGTAGCAACATAATTATTTGCAAAATTTTTAATTGCCCCAGAATTAAGTATATTATTTCCTCCTGCTTTTAATTTATCGGCAAAAGGAGTACCCTTTTCAAAAAGCGATAATGCAAGATCCCAAAAACCTTTAAGACTGGCTGTAATCTGCGTTTGAAATTCTCGTAAAAGTCCTTGTTCTCCAGTAAAACTTTTCATAGCATCTGTTACATATTCTGGAAGATTACCTGAATATAATTTTTGTTGTTTACCTATAAAAGGTGTTTTAGCAGGATCAATCATAAATCTATGTGAACCTCCAAAAAATACTGCACTTGCAGAACCTATAACTAAAAAATTTCCTAAAATATCTAACAATACAGCCTTTGGATTTATACCTCCTACTGGTCGAGAAACATATTCAAATACAAGACTTAAATTATTTTCATACTTTAATCCAGGATTACGCTTCATTACTTTATCAATTCTATTAATAGGTCCTTGAATTCTATTCTCAAAAGGACCTTGACTATAAGGATCTGGTGGAAGCACACCGCCTGCACCTACAAACTCTGTACTAAAATTACCAGCTCCTACATTTAACATTTCTGCAATTCTACCCAATCCTTTAAATACAGTGCCTAACCCTGATTTAGTATCTGGAGCACCCGTATTAGTAGTAACATTCCATATTTCACCCTGTACTTCTCCCCATTCAACTCCTGTAGTAAATTTAAGTAATGAGTTTAAAGTATTTCCAGTTTCTCCCCCAAAATATGTTACAGCAGAAGCCATAGGTGTAAATGCTTTAATTGCGTTATCAGATCCTACATCACCTCCAGTTGTATTTGAATCTGAAGATCCTGAATCTATATTTCCTGTCATTCCTGGAAATTTTAAATTATCAATTATTGGAGCAGGATATCTTCTTAAAGTTATTAATCTATTATTTGCAATTTTATTCCAATATTTAGAAAAAACAAAATCAGTAAAAAAATAAGGTGTTCGTCCATAAGGATCTCCACTTCCCCAATCTATTAATGTAGATGTTGTGGGTGTACTTGCAAAATTAAATTCTTGATCCGGAGAAACATCTACTTCATACCATCTTCTTTCATTTTTTTGATTAACTAATTTAGAACCACGTCTAGAACCATATAGTAATGTTAAAGCATACGCATTTTGTAAAGCAGGAACACCCCAATGAAATTCATCATTAATTAATTGTTTATATTGATTTTCACGTGATTTTATATAAGATGCCTTATCTGGAGTATTCTCTGGTAAATCTTGTAAATATTCTCTTGATATTAAATAACCAGATGTTGCTACTTCAGCAAAAGCTGAATCAAAAGGAACTAATGTAACTGCTCTTCCTTGAACTACATTTTGTTCTAATCTTTTTAATCTTTTATCGAATGGAGCTGAACCTGTCATAGGATCAAAAGTATCTGCCATTCCAGGTTCTAACGAATTTAAACCTAATCCTGTATTAGGATCAATTAGTATTTTATCTGAACATTGTCTTAAAATACTTAATACATCTATTTGACTATTTGCCCATACTGTATTTACAGCATTAGAAGTTTGTGATTTTGTAATAATCTTTCCATTTTCAATATCTTGGCGTATTGCATCAATTGTACGTTTTTGAGCATCACTTAAATTACTTTCTGATTTTATTTCAAAATATTTTCGTAATGTTGAATTTTTTATACAAGAGACTTCTTCTGCTAATTGTAAAAAACTATCTCTATTTTTTATTCTTGATGTCCACATCTTTAATATTTCATCTGCAGTTTTTCCTGCATATACACTAGTAGCCATATAATATATTTTTTATTTTATATATTCAAATAAAAAAACCTGATCGCTTTGATCAGGTTTTAATATTTAATCCAAGAAATTATATTAAACTTCACTATGCGGATTAAATGTATAATTACTAAGTTTACTTATATTTACTGCTTCAATTAATCTAACTTTTTTGATTGATGGGAAGAATATAATTTCATCAAAATTAGGATATAAATATGTTAATTTAGGAACATTATAATCATCTAATAAAACTATTTCATTTATATTATCTATGTTTGAAATAACATTAAATAAATTTGGAAGCATTTCTTCATTTATTTCTGGATTTGAATATATTATACCTCTTATTCTTTTTGATTTTGCATACATTTTTATAAGACAAGTGATATGATTACTTATTATAAATGAACCATAATCATCTATTGTAGAATATGTATATCCATATTGTTCTAGTATTTCAGGAATATAGATAATTGAAAATAGTTTTAAATTAAGGAATGATCGTTTTAGTTTTTGAACTCCCTCAGATGTAACGTAAAATTTCATATTAAAACAACATCTTTTTATAACCGAAAATAATCATGTTTTGCTTCTTCCATTGCATCTATTATAGGTATTTTTTTTCTTTTAGCGATATCTTCAGCAAGATGGAGAATAGTCTGTGATTCTTTTTCTTCTATATATGCATTTGTTTGTTGTCTAATTTCTTCAGCAACTTCATTTTCTCTTTTTTTACCAGCAATAATATTTTCTCGTATTAATTCAAATTTCTTATTACGAGGTAGTTTTTGTTGATATTGAAGTATGCCTAAACGTTTACTTGTTAATCTTTTTTCTCTTCGGTTCATAAATTTAATTATTAATAAATATTATTGTTTATATGCTTTATTATCTAACGAATTGATATAGAAATAATTGTAAAGCCGTAAAAACGACGCCAATAATAATGTATCATCCGACGTTATTACATATGAACTATCTATCATTTTAAATTTTGCTCTATTTATATCAGCTTCAACATTTTCTGTTTTTATAATTTCTTTAGATGTTAAATCTACACAATATAAATCAGTAGGTGAATCTGAAGTCAACGTATTATATAAACTTCCTAAATACATCCAGTCATCTGCATTTGTAAGATTCATTCCAATAACCTGAAATAATACTCTATTTGCAGCAACTAAATTTGTACCATCATCTTGTGATATAAATCCATTTATAAGAGTATAATCATAATCTTCAAATATGTAATTGTAATCTTTAACAACACCTACTTTGTCCAGAAGTCCGTTTGACGAAATAGTATATGGTAAAACAGCAACACGATGTTTTTTAGAAATAAGATAATAATGTTCATTTATACTTATAACATCTTCAAAGTTTCCTTCAAGTACAATTTTGCGTTCAAGTTGAGGGTTTTCCATCATAATTGATTAATTTTAAATATGTGGGCCATTAAGATTTTCATACATTTTTGTGATAGCGATCTTAAGAGCTTCTTTTATTTCATTAACTGTTATATTTTCTATTATATATTCAACTATTTTTTTCTGTCCCTCATCAAATGATTCTTTTGCAATATTATACAGTGTTTGTGGTGGTAATGATACAGTTATATTCATATCTATTTCAGTATCTATTTTTTTAGATGTAGACATTAAAATATAAATAGGATCCGATGTATCTATTTTTTTTTCAACTGGTTTTTTGATTTCTACATATTTAATAACGGGTTCCAAAATAGTTATGGCACCAAAATTTGATTTGGTTTTAGGTGTAGGTTTAGGTGGAATTAATTTAGTTACTTTACGTCCAGGAATAGCTGGTTGAACACAAACTTTTTCTGTTGGATTTGTTTCATCTCTCCATTCCCATCTTTCTTCTTCTCTACCCACCCATTCATCTTTAAATGACCATGTATTATTTGGACTATCAATTTCTGCCATAAATTTTCCTGTCAGATCTTTCTCATTTATTTCTGCAACAAG